GTATATGCAGAACGGCTCATCCGTTTCGGGCAGATCGTTTGCGTACAGACTGCCGTTTCCGAGATAATTGACGTTCGCATATCCGCTCTGAACCTTGACAGCAGTACATGTATAGTAGGTATCGTCCCACAGAACCCGGTATGTTTTTCCTCCTTCGAGTGTAAAAATAAAACTCTGACGGGAATACTTACCCTGAAACTGCTGTTCCGCTGCGGGTAAAACCACTTCGATTCCGTCTCTGACACTCGCACACCATTCCATGTCGAGGTATTTGCTGTCCAGCTTGTGAACCACTTCTTTTACGCTGTCCAGACAGGATGTCGATTTGACATAGGCAGCCGGAACACCGTCCATGTACATACACAGAAAATAGACCCCTGCTTTCATAGAGATGCCATCCACACTGAAATCCGACTGTACACAAAAGAGAACTTCATTTGCCACAACAGCGGGAACACCGTTCGGATTCATATCGTTGACATTATCCTCTGTGAGTTCAAGGGTCATTTCGTTCGGATCTTCACCGCTCATATAAACGGTGATTGTGTGACCATAGAGATCTTCCGCTGTCAAGATTTGATCGGACATTTTCACAAGATATGTCCCGGTATCGAGCATGATGGTATTCCGCCCGGTTATATCTCCGTCAAAGGTGGTGTCGGATTTCACGGTTTCTGTCCAGTGGGTACGGTTGAGAACATGACCTGGTTCCGTCTCGGCGGCATTCCAGTCACTGACGGAAACCGGCTTCGGCGGATTGTCAGCAAGGTACAGCAGTTTCTCATATTTCTGCTCAAGCTGTGCCCAGACTGGAAGGGTGGGATCGGTACTGGTATCTCCCGAAGGATCGGCGGCACTGTGTACGACTCCGAGCGGAACCCACATGGTCGGAACGGCGATCGTGTTATCTGCATCCACTCCATATATTCCCATAAAGAGCATCACCCCGGGAACCTCGACAACCTCCGCAGGGATGGTAACCTCGGAACCGATGTCGACAACATCCTTTGTGACGCATCCCTGAAACACGGCTGTTTTCGTGAGTCCGTCCCATGTGCGGTCTGCATACTCAATTTCAACCTTGCCGCCGATGAGTCCTCGCGGAATCTTCTGCTTTGAGACAATCCGCAGGGAGGTTTTGTTTACGATTACTTTTGCGATTACCATTGCTGCCTCCCATCAGTTATTTCCTTGTCTTGCACAGAGCAGACGTTCCATGATATCGTCCTGCGGATTCTCACCGCCGTATTCACCGGAGCAGTTTTCCTTGACGATCTGGAATATCTCCGACCACAGCCGGTTTGCCTGTGTCATGTAGGTGTTCGCAATCGCCACATACGGTGACTGGATCGCCGCGCCAGTGGTCGGATGCTTCGCAAGAAAACCGAGTTCACTGGTGATCGTTTCGCACTGAATCCATCTGGCACTTGCCATGGCGTATCGTTCGATCAGCTGCGGTGAGACAATGGCGGCGCATTTGCGTTCGGCAAGCCATCGCCACACATTTTCGTAAATTTCGGCGGCACAGAGTGTTGAGCCGTCCTTCTGTTTTGCGGATAGGTAATCGGAAGGCTTCGGCATGACCTGTCCTTCCAGATTTGCCGCGCTGTCTTTGAATTCAATGACTGTCAGCGGTCGTTTGCCAGGGTTTCCGTCCAGAATCTTGTCGGACAGCGGCTTTCTCGGTCTGCCGCCAGTTCCGGGTTTCGGTCCTCTCTGTCCCATCTTCTCACCTCACTTTCCACTGGGGTCTATTCCCCCTAAAACTTTTGCGAATTTTCGCACGCGACCCCACGCCCGTTGCACTTCATGAAAGCTGTAGAGATTTTTATCCCCCTACCGGTCGAGGTTTTGCTTACGATTTGGTGCAAAACCTCATTTATGATTGTGCCATCGGTCACCGCGCTCGGCATGGAGTTTCGCGTGACAGGATTTGCACAGCGCGATGAGGTTCTCTTCACTGTGCGTACCACCTTCAGACAGCGGAATCTTGTGGTGTATCTCTTCGGTCGGATTCAGTTGACCGTTCATTTGACACAATTCACACAGCGGATGAGCCGCCGCATATCGGTCACGGATACGTTTCCACGCTCTGCCGTATCGTCTGCGAACAGCAGGATCACGGTCGTATTTTTCGTAGCGTTTTGCTTCTTCCTTGGCGTGTTCTTCACAGAACCGACCGTCGGTCAGCTTTGGACAGCCAGGGTGGGAGCAGGGACGCTTGGGTTTGGTGGGCATTGGTTCTCCTTTTAGGATGACAAAAGCCATCGCAGGATTGCTCCCGTGATGGCTTTCGTTGTATTTTTCGGTATTATAATTATATCATAAGACTGTACTGTAATTCAATGGAATTTACTGTAATGATAAAGCCGATCCCACATATTTTACTGCCTTCTGATGAAGCTTGTACACATTATCAATTCCATGTTTCATCTCAACAGCAATCTGTTCCCAAGACTTGAAGCAGAGATACCGCAACTCGAGGAGGGTCTGTAATTCGGGATCAGTGACAGACTTGATCACCGACACCATCTCCCGTTTCAGATCCACGAGGTTGTCGATGTCACGGTTGATCTCGTTTTCCAGATCAACGATCTTCACGATGATGTCTTCCATACGATGTACGTTACGTGTGCCGCTCGGTGCGACATCGGAGAGGGTGGACGTTGCCTTTGTCGCAAGGTCACGAAGGGACATAACCTGCTCCAGTTTGGAGTTGATCCGCTGATCGAGGCGATATGCCTGACCGAGATATTCTTTAGCTGTCATTTTGTTACCTCCAAGTTCGCTTTAACCGCATCAATGAGTGCGGATTGTGTTTTGTCTTTCTTACGGAGAGCGTTCATGATGCGCTCGTCGATGGTGTTTTCTGCAATAATGTGGTGGATGACCACGGTCTCGGATTGCTGCCCCTGACGCCACAGTCTGGCGTTGGTCTGCTGATACAGTTCAAGACTCCATGTCAGACCGAACCAGATGAGGGTCGAGCCTCCTGCCTGCAGGTTCAGACCATGTCCGGCTGATGCAGGATGGATGACTGCCACAGGTATATTGCCGTTGTTCCAGTCAGCGATATCTCGGGAGGTTTTGATTTCCCGGACTTTGAATCGTTTCTGAATCCGTTCCAGATCGTGCTTGAACCAGTACGCCACAAGCACCGGCTTTCCGTTGGCGGCTTCGATGAGGTCTTCGAGGGCATCCAGTTTCCGGTCATGAATCGGGAATACCCGCTTGTCCTCGCCGTAGACCGCACCGTTTGCCATTTGCGACAGCTTGTTCGCCAGAGCCGCCGCGTTTCCGGCATCGATTTCTTCATTACCGAGGGAGACCACAAGGTCGGCTTTCATGGTGTCGTAGGTCTTGCGCTCCTTCTCGGAGAGAGTGATCTTGACTTCGTTCATCACGCATTCCGGCATTTTTAGGTGATCCACCGCTTTCATGGAAATTGTGATGTCGGATATGGCGGCGTAGATTTCTTCCTCCGCGCCCTCTCGCGGCTTGTAGGAGAAGACCACCTGTCCGTTCCGTTTGTCTGGGACGAAGTAAGTGTTTCGATAGTGGGTAATGAACCGTCCGAGCCGTTTGCCGAGGTCAAGAATGCGGAACTCTGCCCATAAGTCCATCAAACCGTTACTGCTCGGTGTACCTGTGAGTCCTACGATTCGCTTGACTGTCGGTCGTACTTTGAGCAGACTGCGGAACCGTTTTGCCTGGTAGGACTTGAAGGATGACAGTTCGTCGACAACCACCATGTCGTAGTCGAACGGGAGTCCGCTTTCCTCGATCAGCCATTGGATGTTTTCTCGGTTGATGAGGTAAACGCTGACCTTCTGCATCAGAGCCGCTTTCCGTTCTGCTTCTGTACCGACTGCCACAGAATATGTAAGACCGCGGAGGTGATCCCACTTTCGGATTTCGTCCGGCCATGTGTCTCTCGCCACTCGCAGAGGAGCGATCACCAGTACCTTGCGAACCTCAAAACTGTCGAGGCACAGGTCAAAGACAGCGGAGAGGGTGATGGCTGTTTTGCCGAGACCCATATCGAGAAACACCGCCGCGACGGGATGGTTCAGGATGAAGTCCGTGACGTATTTCTGATAATCATGAGGACTGTATTTCATCGAGGATTCCTCCGATCTGTTCTACTGCATCCATGCAGTATACCGAAAAGCCAAGCGATTCCAGCTGTCTTTTTCGCCTTACCTGCAGGGGGCGGAGTTTTTCACCTTCCGCTTTCAGTTCCACAAAGGCGATCTTCCCATGTGGCAGAAGGACGATTCGGTCAGGCACCCCATCGAATCCGGGTGAGACGAATTTCGGTGACAGACCTCCCATGTTTTTTACGGCTTTCACCAGTTTTGATTCTATTGTTTTTTCTCTCATCATTTTCTCCTTGTTACCGATTACTGTTACCGATGCTGCTTGAAACTCTTACGCGCGTACAGGTGTATATGCGTTACCGTGCAGCCTTTTTTCCCTTTATTTAACAACTTTAAGTAAGTGATCGGTAACACCGGTAACATTCTTCAAAACCACCCTACCGGGTATGGCTTTGAGGTGTTACCGATGCTGTTGCCGATCACTCCTACCGTTATCAATCGGTAACAGTTGCGGTGTTACCGGTCTTTATCATCGGTAACACGGATATAGGTTCTCTGTAAGCCGTAACCGGGGATACGCAGCTTGTTTTGAGAATTACCGTCATATCTCTGCCAGTTGCCCAGCTTGTACAGGATACTTTCGATTTCGTAGGCATCGGTTTTCTTCAAGGCCTCTCTTGCCTTGCCGAAGCACTCACACCAGATTTCCATCGCACAGACACGGGTACGCTGAACGGTGCCTTCCGCATTCTGCCCGCCGAACTCACCGCCGTCGAGATAGGTGCGTCTCTGGAACAGGTCATACTTGTCCCATCCGTTCGGAAGAAGCCGGTCAAGGTATTCCTGCACGATGCCTTCCCGGTCATCCGTTTCCATCGCGTCGCGCTGCTTGTTGTATGCCTCTGCCGCTACCTCGCCCTTGAGGAACAGTTC